GGAAAGTGAGAAAGATCCTCAACTTCTTTTTTATTGTATGTCCAGTTCATGATTTTATAAGTCTAAGTTAACAAGAATTGATGTATCTGTAACTTGGGAAATTGGGAGGGGTTGTGCTAATTTTGCTACCGCAATTAACTCTTTAGCATTATTATACATTCCTACTGTGGTTACATATGGGGTAAAATATGAACCTGTAGCAAAATCATATAAAGTACTATCTAAAGAACTACCTGATACTATTGTAGGATTTTGAGTAAAATTAAATTCATTTTGGCGTAATGTGCATTTATATTGTGATTCGTATATTGTGGTTGTACTTTCAAATGAACAGGTAAAATTTGAATTAGCCATAAAATCATTTATAAATGTTTGATCTGTGACTCCATATAATCCTGTGCCATATGTTATAAATCCATATCCATCATCTCCACCAATAGGTTCAATACCATCATTTGTTAAGACTATAATTCCATGTTCATATATTATATCTCCTACTTTTTGCGAACCAGAAAGCATATTCCCATTTCCATCATCAAATAAAGTATAATTAGGAGTAGACAATGTTACAGAATTTAATTTAACATGTTCACCAAATAAATTTGAAGGGATTGAAACTACACCAATTATTTGGTTTGATCCAGTTGGAAAAAACCTATCAGCTAATAAAGTTGTAGTTAAATAGTTATAATAGTTAGGAGTATATCTAGGACCTGTTACTGTTCCATCATTATTAAATGATGCAGTGCTAACAGGAGAACCATTATCACTCTTTATATAATTAGAATAATATAACTGTTTAATAGATTCATAAATTAGTTTTTTATTCTTAAGATCTGTTACACCTGTTAAATTTGAATTGGGAACAAATATAGATGAAGTAATATTTTGACCAATATATCTATCAACTTTAAAATCTTGAATAGTTCCTGGGGTTTGTTGGAAGGATGCTGTGTATTCCATTATTCTTCCTCCATCACTTCCTGTTGAAGTTTGAAGACCAAATAAATACTCATTCCCAGATTCTAAAGTTACAGAAGGAAATAAAAATGTAAATCGTGGGTCTGATGATGAGGCAGATGATGTAATAACTGAAATAGCATCATTAATAAGGGTAGTGTTTTTTCCTATATACCCAATCATTGTTTGTGGGTTATTAGTAATACCAGCAGCAAATATAGATAAATTAATATCTACAGTTGCTTGAGATATATTAGAAGGGAGGGAAAAAACTTTTTCAGATTCATTATAATTAATATTAATAGCTAAATTAGAAACATCCGGGATAAATACACCAGCTTGTTGTGGGATTTGGGAAAAGTTGGTAGGGTTTGTAACATAACTAGATTGATTATTAAAACCATAATCATCAATAATTGATTGAGGTCCTGTAGCAAGTATTTCAAGTTTAAGTTCTGGGGTTTCATCATGGCAAACAAAAGATTTGTTTACCTCAAACGGTGAGATAATAACATCAGAAGTAGTAAAGGGTTTTAAATAAACACTCATTCATCTTAAAAATCTAACTTAACTCTAACTAAAGATTCTTTAGTAAAATCTTTTAATAAAGGTCTTGATAGTTTAGCTACAGCTAGTAATTCATTACTATCATTATACATTCCTACAGTAGTAGCATATACTTGAGGATGATTAATAAATTCATCATATATTACTTCTCCAGTTGACCCTGATATAAATGATGGGTTTTCAGAGTAATTAAATTCACTGTTTCTTGCTCTAACAAATATATAATCAGAAGAAATAGTTTCTTGAGAATTTAATTTAAATTCAGCACCTAATTCTATAGCATTAAGTAATGTTCTTGGATTATTATCATTTGTACTTGGATTTCTTAAAGTATCAACATGGATTGATTGAGAAACAGCATCGGGATTAATTAAAATTGTTCCCAAGTCTGGGAATACTAAACCATAAGATCCCGAACTTTCTACATATCCACTATTTGCTAATGATCCTGCTGTACCATTTGATCCAGAAACTAATTGAAAAACTCTTGAAGAACCTAAAAATCTATTAACAGGATTATCTGTAGAATCATCTGTTAAATTAATTATACCATTTGAACCTGATAATTTTAAATTTAAAGATCCAGGAAAAAGACTTTCTTTATATTGTGCTCTATCAATATTTATTACCCAATAGTGAGTAGCAGTTAAAATATTAGTACTAGAACCAAAAGTAAATGTTGAATTTTCATCTTCTAATATTAAAGTTCTATATTGCCCATAAGTAGACAATGAAGGGGATTTACCAATAACTGCAGAATTAAAATCAACACTACCACTTCCCATAACATCAGCATAAGCAATTTCAAATTGGGGGGTAGCACTTGTTAAAAGGGAAGATGTTTGGTAAATAGTTAAATAATAGTCTCCTGATGAGCCTGCTTCTTGGACAGAAGAAGTAAAAAATTGTGTTAATGAAGGAGCACCAGTTGACCATAATGTAGAAGTAATTGAATCACTACTTATTACAAAATCTTCGGGATCAAATCTTTTAAATGACATATTTTAATTTTTAATCTGTAATTGTTTTTGTTATAGTTAATGGAATTGTTAATCTTGCTCCACTATCTAATCCAACTATTGTTAAAGTAGAAGCTAATGAAGTATTAGTTCCAAATAAAGTGTTTATAGTTGTTGCTCTTAAATTAATTTGAGATCCAATAACTGTTTTAGATACATTAGTTCCTAATGTGGTTGTTGCGGTGTTTGCTGCTTGAGCAGCATCTGTATTAATTCCAATACCATTAAAAGTAGACAATAATCTTACATCAGAAATAGTTGTGGAATATCCACTAGTTTCAAATGTTTGATTATTTCCTAAGAAATTTAAAGTTTGTGGAGTAAGTGCAAGTGAAGCACCTTGTTTTAATGTAATAGCAGAATACCCTAAATCAAGTACAGGTAATTTAGCTGTTCCACGAGGTAAAGTAGCTAATTTATACTTCATTATTTGGGTTTCAATAGGAAATGCCTCAAGTAAAGGTAAATTTTCAATTGCTTGCCCATAATAAGTTGATCCCGAAGGATGGGTTGGATTATATAAAGTATAATCTATTTCATCATCTGCTAAAGCAAACTGTGTAATTCGAAAAGAACCATCATTTTTAGCTAATAATTCTCTTCCTTTTTTTGTTAATATAGCGTCAACTGTTATGACTTGGTTATTTAAATATCCCATTTTATGTTTTAATTATTATTGCAATATACTAATAAATATTACGAAAGCAAGTTCTTTTCAGTAAGAATCGTAATATATTCATCAATACCTTTATTTAGTTTAGGAGTTGAAAATTCTGGGGTGATAGTATATGGTCCAGCAGAGTTTATAGGTTTAAATCCTTCTATAATAATTTGTGAAGGATCATCAACATATCTCCTAATAAGAAAATTATCTAAGTTAAAAGTACTTCCTGTAACTGCTGTAGGGAGATTTCTATCAAAATGAACCTCAATAGATCCAGTAGGGAATATTCTACTTCCTAATTCATAAGGAGCATATATGTTTTTTACCATAAAAGCATAATCTTCTCTACCCTCAAATCTAAATTCATCTCCTACTTTTATACTAAAAGGTAATGCAATAGTATTAAACCCAGACCCACTTATATCAGTTTGTTTAGCAGTTGTATCATATAATTGAACAAATGTAGCATTTGAACTTGTAATAACATTTGGATAACTAATATTACCACCAGCATCAATCCCCCAATTCCATAATGAATTTGCACTATCATTTGATGCAGTAACATCAGAAGTAGGCATAGGGTCTTGTGTAATTTTAAACCATCCTCCTCCATTTGGAAAAGATAAAGTTTTACCTCCCCCAGTGCGTAGCTCATTAAATTCTACATAAATTTTATCATTTGTTTGAAGATTTATAGAAGGGATAGTAATAGTTTTTACATTACTTCCAACATTATTTTGTAAACCTAATAAATCTATAACATCTCCTCCTTCATTAGGATAATAAATTTTTTCTCCCCCAGAACGTTCTTGCACAATTCTAAAACCTACACCAAATGCTCCATTACCATTAGTATCATTAGATTCAAAAGATCTTTGGTATTGAACTGTTAATGATACCCCATCTCCTATAAGATCTGAGGATACATTATACTGATTTGATGTGATTGCAGTACCTAAAGTTATGTAATTATATTCAAGTCGTTGGAATACATTAGAATTACCTCCTGTACCTTGTAATGGTGGTGCTGCTGTAGCTAAATAATCTGCTGTTGCACCTCCTACAGAAGGTACCATATCTTCAAAACTCATTGTAGTGTTAAAAGTAGCATTTGGAGCACTTCTATTTTGTCTATATAAAACAGGTTCAATTCTTGCTCCACCTCTAATTATATTTCTATAAGCAGAAGCTTCTCCACTACCTGGTGATTTTGAGCTAATTAAAAGTCTTTCCCCTGATTGAAAAGTGCCTTGAACATCTTGTAGGGAATTTTCTGATGTGTTAGGGATTTTTACATCTCCATTTTCATCAATTAAATATCTAATAAAAATAGTAGAGGCATTCATCCTTTCAGGTGGCCATCCACCTATACCTCCAGATGTATCATCAGAATATACAACCATACGTTTTAAACTTTCTACAGTTGGGGTTTTACCAAAAGTTCCTTTATCTCCTCTTGTAAACACATTTAATTTTTGAGAAGTAGATCTTGAACCTTCATAACGTGGTATCACATGTCTTCGTGTTGTATAATTTGAAAATTGAACATTAGCTCTAACTGCGCTACCACTTATTAATAATCCATAATTTACAGGTTCAGTTGCTGCAGCAGAATAGTCTATATCCATAAATAAATTATGTTTTCTAACTCTTTCAGCATTATTTAATAGTGGTTGACAATCAAGTGCTCTTTTAAAATCGTTTGAACCAAAATATGGTTCAGCAACTATACCAACTTCAGGTCCTGTTGCTACAGATGAAGAAATTTCAAATAAACCATAGTCGAAATTTATAGGGGCAGTAAGAGAACAATTAAGAAATGGTTCACCATTATCTACTTGAGGAAATATTTGAAAATATATACAATCACCAGGAGTAAAATTTGAAGCAGAAACAATAGCTGTTAATTCATATGAGCCTGAAAAAATAAGTCGATCAGAAAAATTACCTACATCTTGTACAGATTGTGTTAAAAGTGTAGTTGCTAATATAGTTGGATCTGGGCTTATATTACCAAATCCTGGGGTTTGTCCAATATTTAAAGGGGCAGAACATATTCTTAAAGAAGCAGTTACATCATTAGTACCAGTAAATTTTCCTGTAACTGAAAAACCTACACTTGAGGAAACTCTTATATTTAAATCTTGTTGAGGATAAGTTAATATTCTATAAGAATCTAAAGGTATAGCATTACTACCAAGACCTAAATTTTCTACTCCTCCTTCTAAAAAGAAATTTTGATTATCTAAGATTACTGTTAGTTGGGGTGTCCCTAAAAAATTTGGAGATTGACTGCCAGCATATGAACTTGAAAAATTATATCCAATTTCAGCTCTATCTATCCATTCTACATTTGCCTGTTCTACAGAATATAAAAAATATGTTGGTTTTTCAGTAATAGAAATAACATTATATTGAATATCTCCAGTACTAAAAGGTACTATTAGTTTATCTAAAGATTGTAAAGTAGTAGTTTGGTCAATGCCATTTTTATCTTTTTTAGCTATTTTTATATATCTTATTCCATCGTTATTTAAAGCAGACATTTTATTTTATTTTTTATAAATTAGGATCTGGGATTGGGAGTGGGAAGGTTGTTTTAGTATAATACATTGATATATATCCATCTGTAGGGTGATTTTCATCACTTATCCAACTAGTAAAATTATAATTTTCACCTGAAACACTTCCACTATAAACTCTTACTCCTGAGTAGGTTAAAGCTCTTGGGTTTAATTTTTTATAAGGATCACACCCAGCATTTAAATTTTGAGTTGTTACTGTAACTTGGGATCCACTAAATTCACCATCATAAAATTCATCTTGATTTGAATAAACTTTTTCTACAGATCCAGATAAAGTAAGAACTGTTTCACTCCAACTTTGAGTTAAATGGTAACGATTATTAGGACCTGTGCCTAATGAACCAGAGGGAGATGTAGTTGTACTATTAACTATATCAAATACTCCTCCTGTTCCACCAACTGCTCTAACTATTTTTTCTTCTTCATAATTATTCCATTGTGGTTTAACAGTACCACTAATTTCAAGATTTGAATGGAAAAGTTGAGGTTGTGGGTATTTATTTCTTTCAAGTAAATGTTGTTTAATAACTATACCAGAGGCAAGACTTGTACGTGCAGGTACAAAATCTTTAATCATTTTAAATAAAGAATTATCAAAAAACTTTATTAAACGTACAAAATCTTTTAAGTTATAATTTTTAGTATATTTTTCAAAATAATCATCTCTTAAATTATCTAAATCGGGATAAGAAGTAGCTGAAGATGATCTTAATCTTGGATCACCAATATATTCTCCTATATTAAAGTAACCAATTTGATCCATTATATCCTCATTTATCTCATTTGTGGGAGAAAATGCTACCTCTAAATAGTTTATACCAGGAGTATAACTTTGAGATATATTAGACATTTGTGATAATGAAGAAAATGGAGATAAAGTATTACCTTCAGGTATTACATTATTTTCAATTCTAATTTTATCTTTAATTATATTACGTAAACCTGCTATTGGTTGATCAGCAAAAAAGGTTTCTACATTAGGTACAAATGTTGGGGTTGTATTAAAGTTAAAATAACTAAACCCATCACCACTACCACTAAAAGATTGAGTTGTAACCCATGAACCAGAAACTTTAGGGTGAATTGAACTTGAACCTGTAAATAATTCTCCTCCTAAAGAAGCTCTAAAAACTAAATCAGTAGGGGATGAATTTGTAGAGTTTCCTTCAATAGAATGAGGATTCATTATATAATCTTTAAACATACTTCCGGTTACAGTAGGGGCGTAATATCTTATTTCTTGTAAAGATCCAGAAAATGGGTTATAAGTATTCCCATTAATAATACTACTAGTAGCAAAAGTTGACTGGTCAGGAATAGCATACCACTCACTATCATCTGAGGCGCTTATGATAGAAGAAGAGAAAAATCCTAAAGAAGTACCATTATTTCCTTCTTCATATATTTTATTTCCTGAGGAAAGGGTAAAATTTGCAGTTGTATTATTTCTATCAGCTTTAACAGACCACCATCCCCCATCAAAAAATGGAAGGTATATGCTAGCTGATTCATTTGGTGCAGTATCATGGTTAGGGTATAAATCTAAATGAGCATATTGATAGTAAGGGTCTATACTTGACCCAGAATAAGAAGCACTAGCATAAGCAGATCCTGTGTATCGTAAAACAATATGAACTTTATCTCCTTTATTCCATAAACTTTGAGAATAGGGTATATTTGAAGTTGGTAAACCATTAGTTTTAAATCTAAACATTATGGTATTAGGGACTTCATCATTAGAATCCCAAGCTCTAGGTATTTGCCAAGAAGATGTTATAAAATTATTACCATCTGTTTTAAAAGCAAAATTAAATTCTCTTTGCCAATGATCCCAATCATTTACATTAACTTTATCTTTACCACCATATTCATTTATTCTTAATATTGTATCAGGAATACCATAAGAAGTTATAAGAGCACGCAAACCAGGTATAGTACCTTTTGCTTTTAATAAGTATGGTATGTTATGATAAATTCGCTTATATAACGACTTATTTACATCATCTAGCGGTATAATATCACTAGAAGCAGATATTAAAGTATCAACATATTCAAATCCTGTAGGTGTAGGTAAAGATCCTGTTATATTTGGAAATGGAAATAATCCCCCATCAGGTGTTAATCCTAAAAATGCTGTGTATAAATCATCATTTGAAAAATTATTTTGGTATAATTTAACACCAAAATCTTTTATAGCATCAGAAACTATATCTTTAGATATACCAAATTTTAAACGATTATCAGCATCATATTTTTGTGTTAGTTCTTTATGATATATCCAAATATTATCATAATGTTGAGCAACCATATCAACAAATAACTCATACTGTAAGTTTTCAGGATCAGTTCTTAAATATTCAGGAATTGAAAACTTTAAATTATCTTTATTATTTTGATCATATTCCGATGCTGAAAATATTAAACCCCCATATACAGGACTATTTATATTATTACTTCCAAACCAACTACTTACATCCGTACTATTAATTTTAGCTAATTCATATGGTTGATTAGAGGTAGTTTTAGGCCAAGCAAAAGAACTACTTTCATAATATAAAAAATAGTCATATCCATCAAAATTCTTTATAATATTGCTTATTTTACTTTCAAAATTAGCTTTACTACTACTAAGATTTGGTGTAGAAGTTGTATTATCTAAGGTAGCTAAAGAAGAAGAATAACTTTCTAATAAACTTACTTTATAATAAAAATTTTCGAGTCGTGTTTGAGCTGAGCTAAAATGAGTAAATTCTGAAAATTGGGTATAATTAACATTTATGTTAATTTCTTTTTTATCTAATAAATTTTTTATTTGATTTAATGAACTTGTTTGTTTAGTAGAAATCAAATTATTGTAAGAAAGTAAATCTGTTGAATTATTTACTTGATCTTTTAAATCTATATTAAAATTAGGTCCATTTATATTAACTGTATCTTCAATTACTATAGGATCATCTTCAAAAATTACTTGGTAAGCTCTTGGTTCTTCAACTGTTGTTACTATCCATAAAGTAGAATTAATATCTAGATCTTCTGGTAGAGGAGAGTATAGTTTAACTAAAATAGAAGGGTTGTTAGGATTACTATTTTCTATATTTAAGTTATTAGCTATATATAAATTATTAGCTCCAAAATTTAAATAAAAATCTAAAAAATATTCGCTATTTTCTCTTTCTTGTATAAGCTGTAAGGATTGTTCAACTAAATCTAAATTAGATAAATCATTACTACTTAACCTTAATTCAGTTCTATCAGTTGATATTGAAGAAATAAATAAAGATTGTAAATTTGAACCTATTTTTTTATTTAAAAAATTAAAATAAGTATTATATTCCCCAATACTTTCAAAATTTTCTTCTACAGCTTTACTAGGGTCTATTAAAATAGTAGAAAGCTCTCCTGTAAGAGAAGATTGACCATTATTTAAAACTGTATAATCTGAAAAGTTATAATTTTCAAAAACTACATTATTAGAACTATCATATACAAAAAATTCTATATAACTTTGAGGAGTAAAAGATGTTGGAATATCATTAGATGATATTAAATTTGTTTCACTTTCTGAATAAGGTTGTTGTGAAAAACTTAAAGGATCTATTTCAATTACTTGACTTGCCATTTTTTATTTTAATGTTTTAATATCCACCACCTGTTGACCCACCACTACTAATTGATCCACCTGTGTTTGTTGTTGTAATAGATCCTACATTACTTATAGGTTCAATTCCATTTATTTCCTCATCAATACTAATTCCAGTTTGTGCTTCTATTAACTGTTTTTGGGTGTCTAATAATTCTATTCTTAATTGTGCTATTTCGTCTTGTAATGCTTCTATTTCTTCATTAGTTTTTTCAAAATTAATATATTCACTACTTTGTTTAATTAAATATTCATGAGAGTTAGTAGGTCCTTTTTCATTAATATCATAAAATAATTCATCATATAATTGAAAAAATTCACCAACAGTAGGGGTTTCTTCAAGTTGTTGTTGAGGGGTTTTAACTCCTAATTGTTTAAAAGAGGTGTCAATAATTCTTTCATACTGTACTTTATCAAATACTTGCTTATTAAACTCTACATTTTCACTCATCCATTAATAACTTTAAAATAATAATTATCATCAAGTATTAAAGTAGAACCATCTATTTCAGTTTTAATTAAAATTTTATAATATCTTTCAGGTTCTAACCCACTCATATAAACATCAAAATAGTTCCCTCTATTATCAGAACTAATTTGAGTATATTGAGTATCGAAATTAATAACAAATTCATTAGTAGCCAAGTCTTTTATCGCATAATATGAAGAAGTTGGTAAATAGTTTATATCTGTAAATAGTGAACTTGTTATTTGGTAACTTCGAGTTGGGTATAGTGGGCTTACATTTACATGAAATCTATTTATACTACTAGGTTGGAATTCTCCTTGATTATCATCTAATGATAACTTAATTTGTTTTGTAGATACAATAGATGAAGAATCAGGGGTTATTGTAGAATAATCTCTCCACCTAAATTCAAGTTGTGGAGGGTAAATAGTATTAGTATCTACACTATAATATTTTAAAATAGGTTGCATACTACTACTGGGATGAAATTCAGCACTAGAACTTAATTTTGTTAAAAATCCATAATTAGGAATAGATCCACTATACCATAGTTTTGTAAATTCTTTAACATTTAGTTCTAAATCTTTATTAGATCTTAAACCAAAAGATTCAGTTACCTGTGGGATTAGATTTGAAGAGGTAAAAAAACTACCTCCTCCTTGTGTTGAATTTAAAGGATCAAAAGAACCTGTAAAAACATATTCTCCCACATTCCCACTCATGTCCCAACTAGATCCAGAAAGAAAATTTCTAAATTTCCAGGAAACACCATCATTAACCTCAGGTACATCTAAGTAGTGCCCTGTACCATTATTCCATGATTGTGCAGTTGCAAATATTTCTAATTCAACATCCGTATTTATTCCTTGGGCAGTTGCAATATAATTTCTTAAAAATACATCAAATTCTTTTCCTGAAATTTTATTGTCTATAATATCTATTATTTCATTAGTATTAAATTCAATTAGATATCTTGCAACATCAGGTTTAAGATCTATATTTCTAGTATTAGAAACTTCAAGTATAGCATCTAACCCTGTATTCATAGAAGGATACAGGGAATAAAGAGTAGCATCTTTAGTAGGAAAGATTTTATAAACGGCCATTTATAATATTTTATTATAAATATGCAATTATAAAGGAACTACCCTACCTTTAATATCTTCATTAGGATATCTTATTTCAAATATACTAGGATCTAAGGAAGGATAAATTACTTGATTTTGAGTAGCTCCATCTATATCATAGGCATATTGGGAATATCCAGATGTTGTTCCTGCTTTATTATTTATTTTAATTTCTTTTACAGTTTGTACTCCTTCTATTCTATCTAATCGAACAAATAAATCTTTTAAAAATATAGGTTGATTTAATTGCCAATCATCTCTATTAAAATATTCTTGTAAAGAAGTAATACATCTAGTTAAAACATTATTATTATTATAGTTAGGTAATACTATAATTTCAAATTCAATACCTATATTAATAATATAAGCATCTTTAATTTCAATACTATCCCCTATCATTCTATTTTGTGATAAATAAGTTCGCAAGTTTTGTTTTAAAGTATTACCAGCATAGTCAAATTGTCCCTGAGAATTTTGGGTCAGGATATATAAACAAAGAGTTTCTATTGTTGATATTTGTTCATCAGTAATTTTAGGTTTTTCAATATATGCCTTAGTAACTGAACCATAATCAGAAGGCATACTTAAAGCTCTAATTAAATAATCATCAGATGTTACTGCTCTTTTTTGGGATGCTACTAAAGATAAAGTATTTTGTCTAATTTCTTCTAAAGTATCTCCTCCTTTACCTCCAGTAGCTGCTAAAGGATTATTAACAGATACAGAATTAAATACATAATTTGCTGTTGTAGCATTTAAATTTTGTTTATTAAAAGTTATATTATTAGTATTAGATAAATTTATAATAGTATTAGCTTCAACATTTGAATTAACACCACCTCCTTCTAAATATCTTACTGTTAAAGTAGTATTTGAAGGTGCTATACCATAAGTATCAGTATAAAGAAAATTAGTAGGGGAATAAGCAACTGTTAGTTTATCTTGTTTAAATGGTAAACCTAAACCTACATTATTAGGATTAGGAACAATTTCTTCAGTCGTGTCATTAGGGGAGCCTGCACCAAATTGAAGTTGAATTTCATTTAAAGACCTAATTCTGGTAGAAAATCTTCTTTGGGATTTTAATAATTTTAAAATATAAGGTATATTATTCTCTCTATTAGGATCATTAATATTAGTATTAGAAATAGAATTAAATACCATTTCTTGTCCTAAATGATCTACTTCATACCATAAATTCCCATCACTATCTTTTATATCTAATATTTTTATAAAATTATTTGAACTAAAATTTACTGTAGGAAAAAGTTGTGGGGAAGTAAAATTAAAAGAAACGGTTTTAATAGTTGAAGAAATAACATTTCTACTTTTCTTTAAAAGATAATACTGGGGTTGATTTCCTGAAACTTGATAAACTGTTATTTCTGTAGGATCTTGTGAGCTAGAAACAGTGAAATCTATTTTATCTCCTAAAATAAAACTAATAGAGTTTGAAGATATAGTTGTATTTTCATTTATAGTTAATGCATAATCAAAATCAGGTACAACGTCTGGTCCTACTGTTTTAGAGGGGATTTGTTGAAAAAAATCAACAGTAGCTTGAGCAGCTGAGGAGAGTTTTGGTTTATACCCAAACATATATGCTAGTTCAAATATATTATTAGATTGTCTAGCATATTGTATAAAATTTTCTTGAATTTGGTTATCTAAATAAAAACTTAAAACATCCCCTACATACGAAGCTTGTTCCATAAACATCATCCCTAAAGAAACGGGTGAAAAATCATTATAAGTTTGTGGAAAATAAGTTTGAGAATAATCTATTAACCTAGATCGAAAACTATTAAAATCTCTATTAATATATTTTATATCTCTTTTTAATTTATTAGCCATTTTATAAATTTATTATTATCTCATCTGAGATATTAGTACTAGGTACTGAGTATTTTATATTAATAGTTATTCTATTTTCTTCAGAATTTCCTGTTAATATAACATCATCAATAGTTAAAGTAGGAAAATTTAAACTAAGTTTACTGTTAATATCTTCTCTTAAAAAATCTAGGTTTTCGTTATTTATTTGCTCAAAAATAAATTCTCTTAATCCCCCACCAAACCCAGGATTAAGATACCTTTCTCCAGGGTTAGTAAGAAAAAAATTTATTAAACTACTTTTTATAGCATCTTTTGTTTGATAATTAGACTTAAATACAGCATTACCGTTTAAAGGAAGATCTATTCCTACAGCAGTACTGTTATCTAAATCTAAAGGGTTTATTTGTCTAGCACCAAATGCCATTACTTAGTATTTAATAAATTCATGATTGTATTCATTCCAACTTCACCATTGCCTAAATTTCCATTTACAGGATCTACTCCTTGAGGGTTAAAAGAAGAAACATCTTTACTAGTCATACTTATAGCAGTCTCACCCATTATATCAGCATATTTTTGTTTAATATCCATAGTGGGTTCTGTATAGGTTGGTTTTGGGGATGGTGGAGGTGTTATATTAGGTTGTATAGATTCTCTTACAACTTGTGTTTTAGGAGCTTTAACAGCTTCTAATAAAATATCCTTCAATTCATCTTGAATTGCTTCTTTTACTGCTTCTTTAATTAATTTTTTAAGTACTTCGGTTTTCATATATGTTTATAAATATAGGGTTAATCTGCTT